GAGGTATTCAAGGCGTTGCGGGCGCGTTTGGCGCAGTCGAAGGCGCAACCGCGATGTTGGGAATTGAATCAAAAGATTTGCAAAAAACGATGGTTCAATTGCAAGGCGCAATTGCATTAGTCAATGGGTTGCAAGCGATTCAAAATGCGTTGCAAGCCGAATCGGCATTTATGGTTGGAATTCAAACCGCAGCCGTACGAATTCAAACATATGTCATGGGGCAAGCAACGGTCGCGGCCCGCGCATATGCAACGGCATTAGTGGCCACCGGTGCGGGCGCAATATTGGTTGCAATTGGCCTAATTGCAGCGGCAATGGGTTCGGTAAAAAAAGAAACCAAAGAAGCAACCGAAGAAGTAAACAATTTTACAAAAGCATACGAAAAACAAGCGGAAAAAGCCAAAAAAACAAGTGAAATCCGCCAACAAATTTCTGATGACTTATTAAAAAATGAATTAAATGCCGCAAAATTAAAAGGCGCAACTGAATCCGAATTGGCACAAGTGGAAATAAATTTTTTGCAAAAACGCAAAGAAAGATATTTGGCAATGTTGTCGTCATTCAATAAAGGTTCAGCCGATTATTTACAATATCAACGCGACATTTCAGCAATTCAAAATCAAATTGATGAGGTGACAACCGAATCACAAATAAAAAATGCAGAGAAACGCAGAGAAAAGAAAAAAGAACAATTAAAAAAAGAAAATGAAGATGCGATAAAAGCAATTCACGAACGCCATGCCGGTCAAATGGATGCTGAAAAGTTTTTGACCGAGCAAGCCAAAAAGCAACAACAAAAACGCACCGAAGCGATTGCAAAATCCAAAGAATTAACCGGTGAAAATTTAATTAAAGGCACGGCGGTCGCCCCGGTGTTGGTTCAAGTTCAAATTGATCCCAAAAGCCGGTCGCAAATTGTTCAGGATTTCGACAAATTGATGACCGACATGGCAATGGCGGTTGAACGATTGGGTGAAGATATTGCAATATCATTGGGCGAAGCGTTGGGAAATCAATTGTCCGGTCAAGGCAATGGCATTGAGGGGTTTGTTCAATCAGTTGTTGGCCAATTGGGCAATTTTGTCAAAACAGTCGGGAAAATGTTGATTGCGTATGGAATCAGCGTTCAAAAATTTCAAACCGCATTTATCCAACCACAAGTTGCGGTTGCAGCCGGTATTGCGATGGTTGCATTGGGTACGGCGGTGGCAAACCAAATGAAACAAGGCCCAAGCGTGACCGCGTTTGCCGATGGTGGTATTGTAAGCGGACCAACATTGGGTTTGATGGGTGAATATCCCGGCGCGCGCAGCAACCCGGAGGTCATTGCACCTTTGGACAAATTAAAAACATTGATGAAGCCCGAACAATCATCCGGTTATGTTGCGCAAACGCACATCAGCGGACGCGATTTGGCCATCGTTTTGGAAAGATACAATAAAGATTCACGGCGCGGATAATGGCAAGGATTTACAAAGGTTCGTTTTTATCAATTACAAATGTTGAATACCGGGTTGAATTATGGGATTCACCATCAGGAACAACACCGGAAATTGTTGCGCGTTTATACAATGCACGGGTTCAATCAGCCGGCGGATATATTGAAGGCCAAACATGTTGTTTTGACAAATTAGAAGCATTGAATTCATCGGTTGAATTAACATTGGCCGGTGATGGAATCAGTATTGAAAGGCAAGGCGAATCAGATTCAGTTTATTCCAATTTTATCAGGCCATCACGGGCAATTGCCCAATGGGTGATGCCGGATCAAAATACATTGGATGATTTTGTCGGCATTCAAACCGAAGCCGAAACCGCATGGGCGATGTTGATTTATCGCAATGATTCATTGATCCATGTTGGCCGCGTATTGGCCGACCAAATGACGCGATTGCGCGAATCCATACAAAGCAAACCAATCATTGATTTGGTGGCTGTGGATGGCCTTGAATTGATGGATGGGTACAAAGTACAATCATCATGGTTTTCGGATGAATACATCACAATCAACCAGTTGTTTCGCCGTTGTTTGGACACATTGGATTTGTCGGATTATTGGGTTGTCAATGGAACGCCACAACAATATTTGTATGATGGCACATTGTTAAACGAAGATAATGCGGCCCGATTAGGGTTCGACATGTATAAACTTTTTGAATATACATTTTTGGAAAATTTTGATCCGTTTACGGATGTCAAAGTTATTGACACGGTTGGATGGCAAATTGAACCAAATTATATTTCAGCAAAACAAGCGTTGGAAAATGTGTTGTTGATGTTTGGGGCGCGATTCACTCATGAAAATGGCGCGTATTATGTGATCCCATTCAACGCGTATAATAACACGACATCAATCAATTTGCGTCAATATTCGTATACTGGGCAATATATCGGGACGACAACATATTCACACCGTCAAACAATTGGCAACGATGTTCGGCCATTGTGGATGGCAAAACCATCATTGTACTATCAACCAGCTGCACAATCGGTGACAATAAACACGCATCGTCAAAATGTGGCAAAAGCGTTGCGCAGTTACCCAAATACATCATCATCAACATTGTCGTTGATTGCCACGGATATTCCAACCGGAACATCACCGGATGCCGCACCGATGCGCATTCGTTTTATGGCAAAATCATTCAAACGATCCGACACATTGGGTGGGGTTTTGTATGTCGAAGATTCAACCGATGTTTACTACAATATCAGGTTGCGGAATTCGGGTGGCTCTTATGTTTATTTGGACGCGAATGGATATTGGTCCGCATCGGGGAATTCGGGAAATCAATTGTATCGCATGCCAACCAAAGACATCAAAGGCGGTTGGATCACATCGGAATTTGAATTGTCGGTGACAACCGCGCCGGTCGGTTACACCCGATTGGAAGTCAACATGTTTGTTCATGGTGTTATTCTTTCCTATTCGGGCGGTGGCAAATGGAAAAACGGCAATTCAGCGTTGAAGGATTTTTGGGGTTCAATTCAGGTTTCATTTGCAGATGCGTCACCATATCAAAATGCGGATTATATTTTTGACATCACGGAGGTCATCACCGCATCCACAGCCAATTTGGCGAATTCAACACCCATCACAATTGAATCGCCATATTATACGGATTCCCTGAAATACGGAATTGGTAATTGGTTGGTGTTTAACGGCACAACCGATGTTTTGGCATCGGATTGGTATGGCGGTTGGGATTCAATTACACACGGAACAATCACCAAAATGTTGGGGTTACAAATGGCATCGATTTACGCCAATTTTGTTCCGGTGGTTCGTGGAACATGGATTGATTCCGGGTCATTGACTGCAATCAAATCATTATATTTTGACAATTATTCATGGGTTTTGAACGGGGTCAAATACAATTGCCGTTCGGAACAATGGGATGGCGAATGGATTGGTGTTTCACCAGTTTATACCTTGACAACATCATCCGGCGAAGGTTTAAAAGTCGAGCAATCACAAACCGGGAATCTGAATAATCGTTTGAATTATGTTGAATCAGCGGTGACAAATTTGAATTCAGCGATTTCCAATGTTCCGCAACAAGTTTTGGAACATTTGGTCAATGATGCCGAAGGCGCGCCCGCATCGCAGCCAACATTGAATACCCGTTGGGAGGTGATGTTGAGTTATGACGATTCAACTGAATTGGTTAATTGGCGGATTCAGGAACACAATGCGCCCATCACATACACGGCCGGGACACACACCATCACCAATGGTTATGAATTAATTTTGTGCGATTCATCCGGCGGAACGGTTACGGTTGATTTACCTGATCCGACAATATCAAAAGGTAAAAAATATTATTTCAAAAAAATTGCATCATCACATTCGGTTGTCATCACCGGCGGCGGGTTTGATATTGATGGCAACCCGACAAAGGTTTTGAATACAAATTTTGAAACATGCACAGTCATCAGCGATGGAACGCAATGGTGGCTGATTGTTCAATAAATGTTGCAAATGTTTATTGTCACGATGTTATTTTCGAAGCATTATGGCAGAAGCATCAATTGACATCGTTGCCGGTTACGATGGATTTAAATATTTCGGATCGGGGACGGTTACATCCGTAAGTTTTGACGCGTTGGTTGTTCAGGCCGACACGGTGTTCACATCGTTCACAGTTACCCAAGAAAACGGAACATCCACAAATGTTTTGTCGGCTCGTGGCATGTCCGGAATTACTTTTCAACAAGGCGCATATTTGCCCGCCGGCAAAGGCAGCAAAATCACCGGATTTGTAATCAGCACCGGAAGTGTAATCGCATATTAAAATGATTGGAATCAGCGCATTAGGAATTGGCATTCGAAGCGCACAATATTTGGGGCAAGGTTGGCCCATCGTTGTTGCGTACAAAAGCCGCGTGACCGCCGATGGCGGTTTTTATGAAGGTGTTTCATGTATGTTAAACAAATTAAACAATCTATAAATGTCAGATTTATTGAATTCCGCGTCATTGGTGATGATTCCAAGCGGGTACAAAGAGGATGTTGTATATTCTCAAATTCCCACCGACGGCTCGGGCGATTTGTCTTTTACCCGTGCATCCACCGGCACACGCATAAATAGTGCGGGATTGGTGGAGGT